TAGAACAAACAAACCCTCCAGCAAATAACAACCTTCTAAAATATAACAATAGCACTTCACAATGGGAATTAGGAACCTTAGCTTTTGAGGTAGATGGTGGTACTGGAATTGCGACTCCTGTATCAGAGATAACTAGCTTCAACTACGGTAATGCTAGTATAGATATTCAAAATAATCTAAATGTAAGTTCTCCTAGTGGAACCGTTACTTTTGGTTCTCAACAAACATTTACACCGTCTTCAAACACCTTTGCTACTAGAAATATTCTAATAGGTAATGAGCTAAGTTCAGGTCCTGAGTGTGTTGTAAATCTTGAAGGCTCAACTATTTGGGCTAGTGGATCAGTTCTAAGTGCTGGATCAGGTTGTGATATTACTCTAAGAGGGGATAAGTTCTTCTATGGTCCAACTAATATTTATGGACCATTAGGAACTGATTTAGATCTAGATGGTAATAACCTTATTGATGTTAATAATATAACTACTGCTAATGCGCCTCTTACGCTTCAAGTAACAGGAGCAGTTAATCCTGGTAATTTAAATATAAAAAATACAGCAACGGGTATAGGAGCTGGTGCTGTAAATGTTGAAGCAGTTGGTAATGTTTCTGTAAGCGCAGGAGATACAGTAGATATAACTGCTCCAACCGTGAACCTTGATGGAACAGGACTGTTCGGGCTTAGTGGTGGTGCTGTTCAAATTGAAGCTACAAGCACTTATCTTACCATAGACGCAGGGGCTTATTTAAATATAACTGCTGCGACAAACCTAAACCTAAACTCAGCCGATAATGGAACTCAATCTGTAAGCATTGATGGATGTCCTTTCCCAAATCCATTTATTCAGATCAAAGCTGATACAGGTTTAAATATTAACTCTGCTGCTAATGTTGCCGTAACCTTCTCAGGAGTTGATGTTTCAGGAGGAGGAAAAGTAGCAAATCACTATTCTTACAACTTTGGAACAACTCCAACCTCAGTTCAAGTAGATACAGCAGGAATCTACGAAGTTTCATTCAATATTATGGTATACGATCCAGCATCTACGGTCGCACAACGATCCACCCATATTGCTCAAATAACTAAAAATGGAACTGTTGTTGGTCCAGGAGCAATAGGATATGTGAGATCCAACTCTGGATCTAATGAAGCTTCCTATAATATGAATGGATATATCATAAACTTAGCATCAGGAGATGATATTGGAGTGAACTTTGAAAGAGTAGCAACTGCTACTTCTACAACATCAATTCTCCCAGGATATGATCACATACTTACAATCAAGAGGATTGGATAATGACTAAATGGATGTGGCCTGAAATCGCCCACTGCTGAAAGGGCAAGTAGCTGTGTGCTAGTCTAGCATACGATTCTGCTTTAGATTATTTATAATTCTCCACATATAGTTTTCTTTCAAACTATCAAATGTGGTAACTATATTAGTCACTTTAGTTAAAGCTTCTTCGTTTACATAGCCAATTTGAAGTAACTGCTTAATTTCTTCAACGGCTGTTTCGAGAAGCTTTTTCTCATTTTCAGTAATCTTAGAGTGCTGTTTCTTGATACTATTTGAGTTCATAATATTTCTACCGTATGGCCCTCTCTTTCATAGTGGCGTTTTCTTTGAGTAGCGTGCTCTCGTAGATATTTTTCTTTGTCTAGAAAATCATAGACATAAACAACATCCTTAGATTCGTGTTTACGCAAAGCTCTACCTAACGCCTGAATCGTAGCGATTTCAGACTTCATGCCTCTGGCGTTTATGAAGTGAGTTACTTCCTCAATGTTTACTCCAGTTTGGAGTATTTTAGTTCCAATAAGTATTCTAGGTCCATCATGCTGTCTAAATCTAGAAATACTTTGATACCGTTCTGATAAGGAGTTGGCACCTTCAAGGAATTCGGCGTGTTCGCCAAGAAGGTTTTGTAAGGTTCTTCCATGATCAAGTGACTTGGTAAGAATAAGAATCCGTGCCTTTCCATGTTTACTCCTTATAGTCTCGACTATATTTTTGATAATTTCATTTCTACCTTGGTTATTTACGATGAATGTGTCGTAAACATCCAAGTAGGACATATCTTCATCGAGGCCACTAGCCTCATAAGGTCGATCTATGAGTTGTATGATCGGCTTAGTAAGTTTACCAGCCTCGACTAAATTGGAAGTTTCTACTTTCTGTATTACTTTACCGAAAGCTCCTTCCAAATTATATCTAGGTATGCTGTCTCTCGGAGGTGTAGCAGTAAATCCAAATCTGTGTATTGCGTTTGGAAAACTATTGATCGCGGCTAGGGTAGTCTTGCCATTACAAAATTCATGACATTCATCCACCATTAGAACTTCGGCGTCTTCAAGGTGCGTGTCTAGGATGCCTTCAATACTCTGTACAGTGGCAAGCATTATATCACCATAAATGTAACCGTCTCCAAAGCAGATGCCTACATTGTCAAACCCACAGCTTTTTGTAAAAAAATCATAAGTCTGAGTTAGAAGCTGTTTAGCGTTGAACAGGATTACCATTTTTCTACCCATCAGAGCTTTTACCAGACCAGCCATTATCAAAGTTTTACCTGAACCTGTTGGAGATTTGATAACCCCTCTCTGCTCCATTAGAGCTTTTTCTATTAGCTCTTTTTGATAGTCGTAATAGGTGAACCCTTCGATTTCATGTGGGACATTTAAGGTATTATACGATCTAGACTCTCCCCAAACTATCTCTGGCTCACAGTCAATCTTCTTTAGATCTTCAAGAACCCTAGATAATAGGCCAGTTTTGAATTGACCAGTTTTTGTTATGAATCTGGTCTTACCATCCCAATGACGCCGTTTATAGGCAGTAGAGTATTCTGCTCCTGGCGTCTTGAATGAATACAACTCGTATAGAGCTTTTAGTAAATCGGGGTTGTCCGTTTCTATACGGGAATTTATAATACCACAGTGTATTTTCATACACTATTATAGTATAAGTTATAGTCTGTAATGACTATAAGGAGATGTTATATGGAAAATAAAGAAGACATTATAAACGATCTTCTAAAGGATATAAAACAAGATGAATCCGTAGAAGTAGAACTTCCTTCTAAGGGTTTTTTATATAAATTTGAAGATGAAGACAAGAAAGTGGTATATCTTAGACCTATGACCTTTGAGGATGAGAAACACCTTACAATGGTTCAAAGGTCTGCTAAGGATCCTGCTAATTTATTGCTTGAGCGTTGTGTTTCTAACTTAGACGTAAATCAGCTAACTTCCTCTGATAAGCTATACTTGATTCTAAAACTAAGAGAAATTTCTTATGGTGATACTTATGACGCTAGAGTAGTTTGTCCTAAGTGTAATGCCGAAGCCGAGATTGGAATAGATATTTCAAATCTTCCAGTAAAGGAGCTTCCAGAAAACTTTGTAGATCCCGTAACTGTAACTCTTCCTAAGCTAGGAAAAGAGGCAAAAGTTAGAATTCCAAGAGTAAAAGATGAGCAATATTTCAAAAATTCTAAAACTGCTAGTGATCAGATTTGGAGATTTGTTACAGAGGTGGCTGGGATAACGGATAAAAGCATTATTGCTGAACTTATAAAAAAGTTACCTCTTGTTGATATAAAGACCATTATAAACGCTATGGGCGTTCAATATGGAGTAGAAACTAAAATTCACTACGATTGTGATTTTTGTGGAGGGGGCTCGATCATTGATCTGCCTATAAATGAAAATTTTTTCAACGTGAACTAGACTATCTCTGTGACTCTGAAAGCCTATATAAAGAAGCGTATGTTTTAGTTAAACATCTAAACTTTACTTATAGCGATATAAAAGCTATGACTAGGTACGAAAGGCTTTCATTTTTAGATTGCTACAAAGAAGAATTGGAGAAAGAAAACGATGCAATTGAACGGAGTAGATCTAGTAGATAGATTCAATAGACCCACTGTTTTACAGAAGGTCGCACTTAGGGTATTCTTTGTAAATGACGGAGAATACTATGATCCTTATGATATTAGTGGAGTAACGGTATTTGCTAGAAGTTCTAATCTAACACCCAGCAGTGTTATTTCTAATAATCTAATTTCTAGCTCAGTACCTTCTTCTCTAGTTCTCATGCACTTTGCTCCATCAGCTAACGATGGAGGAACAGCAGGTCAGGATCCAAGCGGTTATAATCCAGGTTCTGATATTACATCAACTAGTGGTGTTTATAGGATTTCAACTGGAGAATACATAGTAGTTCTTGATGGAACTCAGGATACCTCTGGCTTCTATGATCTGAATGGCTCTTCTTTCGTCGTAGCTAATGGTGCTAGTGCTGTAAACGATTACATAGACTGTTGGACTGTAAAGTTTGCTGAAGGCTCTAACTATCAAACCATCATCAATGATTTCCATTTATATGATGATACCTTCTTCGCAATCACTCAGCCACTTATTTTTACTTCTTATAATAAACTTATAAACAAGCACCTAACCTTATCTTCTATTGAAACTTTGAAGATAACAACAGATATTACAGTTCAAAACCGTGATATTGATGATAGTATAAAAAATATTTTCAAAGAGTCTGCTATTACAAGTGCTATGGTAAAGATAGAAAAAATCAATGAAGATTCAACTACCTTGCCTGCTCATGTAACAGTATCTGGATATTCTGATACTAGTGGATTAGTGGACATTACATCAGACAATACCCTTCTTTTTAGGTTTGATACTACCACGCTTGCTACTCACCCATCGGTAGCTGAGTTTGGAGGTCTAACAGGAACTTATAGGATAACTGCTAAGTATACTCTTCTAAGAGATACGATAATCACACAGCCTTACTACTTTACCATAAGTTGAGGCGTTCTCCCATAACATACTCGTAGTTATATTCAGTATAGTTATGCCAGAGCCATTCATTTAGATTTACTCCATCAATGTGAGCATCATTCCAATCCTTATACTTTTAGGGTGGACAGCAGACAAAAATGCGGTCCATCCTTTTCTCTTTTCTAAGACGGTCGAAACGCTCTAGTCCTCGCTTTCCTGCTTCATCGTTGTCGTAACCAACAATGATTCTACCTTCAAAATCAGATAGAATATCCATCTGTATATCGCTAACAAGACAACCAAGTGTACAAGTTGCGTTGATTCCTTGGTTTTGTAGAGAAATAGCATCCAAAGGTCCCTCACATACAACCAGCATTTCAGCATCATAATTGTACGGATAGAGAACATGGGAAGACTTGGCGAATGAATTATTGGGGTTTAGATATTTGGGCCTTACATTACGATCTAGTGCCCTGGCCTGATAGTAGAATAAAGTCCCGTCTTCCTCAAATGGAATAATCAGACGGTCAGCAAATTTAGGATCCTCTGAGATGTAGTAGGTCTTTGTATTCTTTTTTATATCAAAAAGACCTCGCTTGTGGCAGAATAGCCAAGCCCTACTAGTTTCTGGGGTTGGCATAGTAGTAACACTGATAGGTCTAAGATTATCTAGACTAAATACTTCTGAAGGTTCATCTTTTATTTCTTCTTGTTCAAGAGGGTCATCCATGAAGCTACGAATGATCAGCTTCTGTTGAGCTTTGAGATACGAGATACCTTCAGCCTCAGCGTACAGTTTTACAAAGTTACCCGTTTTTCCACTCTTGAAGCACTGCCAAAGACCTGAGTTTAGGTTGATGCTCATGTGCCTCTTCCAGTCGTTATCTACGAACAAGGACTCCATGACAAACTCCTCGTTACTGGAGGATAGTTTCCCAATTGTGGAAAACTTTTGGGTAATGTAATCTCTAATATACTGAGGTGAAATCATGTTCATAAAAACAATATCAGAATCTAAGTATCAAACTTTCAAGCAGTGTCAGTTGAAGTATCGCTATCGTTATGTGGATCGGCTACCTGAGCCAGAAGAGGCAAACACAGAAGCTCTTCATTTCGGATCTTATATTCACAAGATTCTAGAGGATGGCGTGTCTGCAAAAACATCTGATGAACTTGAGCGGATAGCCGAAGAGGTCCGTCCGAACTACAAGGTATCAGAGAAGTACGACGGCAAAGATAAACTATGTATTGAGAATTTTCTAAACTTCAACGCCAAGCTAGGAGAAACTGTAGCCACAGAGCTTGTATTTGAGGTTGATCTAAGAAATGATATAACTCTAAACGGAATCATTGACCGCGTAATCAAAGGGACCGATGGTGGCTATCTGATTATTGATTACAAAACCTCAAAGCGCGAGAAGACTAAGATGGACCTGTATCAGGACTCTCAGCTAAAGGGATATGTTTACGCAGTCAGCAAACTATATGGAGTAAAGTATACGGATATCGTCGCAGCCCACTACTACCCGCTTACAAACAACTTTGTTCATGTATCTTACTCCTACCCTCAAATCTCTGCTCATGTCAACAAAGTAGTTGATGAGGTCTGGAAGATTCGTAAAAAGAAAAAGGC